CAAGCTGTAGATGATATGCAGAAGTTGTTTCAAATGGCACATCCAGAGGAAAGCTAGTCGTAAGATCAGTCCTTAACTTGTAGTACCGAGTCCTTTCGAGGGTTGCTCACAAACAACATTTATTAATAACGAAAGGAGAGAGATTTTGTCTACACAAATATCTACGAGCTTCGTTGAACAATATAAAGCAAATATTCTTATGCTTGGACAACAAAAAGGTTCACGCCTTCGTGCTAGTGTTAAGAATGAAAGTGTAGTTGGTAAAAATGCTTTTGTTGAACGAATAGGCTCAACCGCAGCAGTAGATGCTGCCTCTCGCCATGACGATACACCTCGTATCGATACCCCACACTCACGCAGACGTTTAAGTCTTACGACTTCACGTTGGGCTGACTTAATTGATAACGCAGACAAGGTAAAAAAAACTTGCCTATCTATTTGGAAACATTTAGATGAAACTCCCTTAAATTCGGTGAAGGCTTTAACATGCTAATACCGAGCCAAGCCTAGCAATAGGAAGGTGTAGAGACTTAACAGGGGATGCCCTAACATTTAGTTGAGGGTAAAGATAAAGTCCAGACCACAAATATAATTAGCGATGAAAATCGTAGTTGGTATGAAGAATGCTTATCAGTCCTGAGTCAGAATACGCTATGAACGCTGTATGGGCGATGGGTCGAAGAATGGATGATCATGTTATTACTGCTGCCTCTGGTAATGCACAAGCCGGAGTTGCAGGTGCAACTGCCGTTGCTTTACCTGCCGGTCAAAAAGTTGCAGTAAACGATCATACATACGACAGTACGTCAGGCGATGTTGGTCTTACTCTATCAAAACTTTTACTTGCAAAAGAAAAGTTAGATCAAAGTGAGATCGATCCGGAAGCACCTCGTTTTTGCGTTGTAAACGCAAAACAAATGAGTGAGTTGCTATCATTAACCGAAGTACAATCAGCAGATTTTAATACTGTGAAGGCACTTGTTCAAGGACAGGTCAATGAATTTTTAGGCTTCACTTTTATTAGATCAGAAAGGATTGCTACTGACTCAAGCAGCGATGACTTAGTTCTCTGCTACGCACAACCTGCAATCTGTTTAGGTGTAGGTGAGGACATCCGTGTTCGTATATCTGAAAGAGATGACAAGAACTATTCAGTTCAAGTTTTCACGCAGATGGACATAGGTGCTACTCGCGTAGAAGATGAAGGCGTAGTCGAAATCGCTTGTGATCCGTAAACAGAGGAGGGATAAATTATGGCCGTAACAACGCAAAAATCAGCCGAAGTTACTAACATCACAGCAAGTCCTCCTACAATGTTGGACACAACATCTTTGCATGGAAGATTACGTGTAGCGTATTTCAAACATACACAAGATGGTGCAGGTGATGCAACTTCAACAGTTGACCTTGTACAACTACCAGCAGGTAAAGGACGAGTATTAATTCGTTCTTCATTCCTTGCTAGTAGTGCATTTGGTTCTTCAAGAACTTTAGATATTGGCTATATCGCACACACAGATAATTCTGGTGATGCTGTATCTGCTGATGCTGATGCCTTTGAAGATGGACTAGATAATTCTAGTGCAACAGCAGCCTTTTTAGGAACTGGCACAAATGCAAAAGATACTTATCTTTACGACAGTAACGCAGCATTAACCATACAAGCTGTTGTAGCAGGTGGAACAATACCTGATACAGCAACACTTGAAGGTTACATCGTTTACGTTCTTGACTAAGATATAACCGCAGTTAGGGAGTATGGCAACATGCTCCCTTTTTTTAAAACATTTTTTTATGAGGAAAAAAACATGAAATGGGAAACTCCAGAATATAATGATATTCGTTTTGGCTTTGAAGTAACCATGTATATTTTTAATAAATAATGTCCTCTGAAGCTGAAATATGCTCAAACGCTTTATCCCTCTTAGGTGATGATCCGATAACTGCATTAACTGACGACTCTACTAGAGCAAGGTTATGCAATCGGTTCTACGCATCAACGAGGGATAGTGTTTTAAGAGCCTTTACATGGAACTTTGCTATTACTAGACAGGCATTAGCACAATCTACAACAACACCCAATTTTGAATTTAGTTTTCAATACCAATTACCTCAAGACCCATTTTGTCTGAAGGCACTAAAGATTGATGATGACTATGAGAAGTGGAGAGTTGAAGGTAGATTCTTATTGACTAACGCTAGTACAGTTTCCCTCCAATATATTGCGAGGATAACTGATGTTGCACAATACGATGCATTATTTACAGAAGCATTAGAGTATAGGTTAGCTGAAAAGATGGCTTGGCCTATCACACAAAACAATAAATCTGTTGAAGTGTTCAATGCACTTTACACACAGAAATTAGCTGAAGCCAGAACCATGAGTAGTCAAGAAGGCTATGGAGAAACATTCGATGCAGATGATCTGATTGTTGCTAGAGCAGAAGTGTTATAAAAAAAAGGGGGAAACCCCCCTTTTTAATCTTTGTGTTCACCAACTACATTATGGCGATTAAAATTACCATTTCGATCTGGATAAAATGTCCAAAGTTCTAGTTGCCCTCGTCTAGCCATTCTGTCGAAAATTCTTATTGCTTTAATCTTAGTACCATAACAATCAAAATTTGCCTTGACTTTATTGTATGCTGAATCCCAAGTCCTAGACCAACCATCAGGGTCAAGGTCAAACTCATCCTCATCATGCACAGTCTGGTCAACCCAAAGAATAGCTACTTCATAACGACTATCAATATTAATTTGCCATTGTTGTTCTGGCTCAAAAAAATCTAACATATTTATTTCCTCCTAGATTTTTTATTTGAATGTATATTTTACCATAGTCCAAAATGTGGATAACTTTTGAAAAAAAATTTCAATAACTTATAAAAGTTTTTTTTCTAAAGTCCTTATTCTTAGAGCATAAATTTTTTTTGACTTTTTTTTTTAGACTAAATTTAAAAAACTTGTTAGTAACTTGTTAGTAATTATATTTTTATAAGGATTTTTAATGCCACGCTTTTCCCCAATACAAACCAATTTTACAGCCGGTGAGTTATCACCACGACTTGAAGGTAGAGTTGACTTTGCAAAATATTACAATGGTGCAAAAACATTAGAAAACTTTAATGTTTTACCTCATGGTGGTGTTAAACGTAGGGTTGGATCACATTTTGTTGCAGAAGCTGAAAACTCCGCAGAGGCATCCAGGTTAATTCCGTTTGAATTTAATACAGAACAAGCCTACATCATTGAAATGGGAAATCTATACTTTAGATTCTTCAAAGACAATGGTTCGATTGGCGAGGCCACTAAAACAATTACTGGTATTACCAGAGCTAACCCTGCCGTTGTAACAATTAGTTCTCACGGATATTTAAATGGGGATGAAGTAGATATAGCATCTGTTGCAGGGATGACAGAAGTTAATGGCAAAAGATTTATTGTAGCAAATAAGACAACCAATACATTTGAGTTATCCGGAATCGACTCATCAAGTTTTACAGCCTATTCTTCAGGCGGTACTGCTGCTAGAGTTTATGAAGTAGTCACTCCATACGCAGAGGCAGACATAAATGCAATTCAGTTTGCCCAAAGTGCAGATACAATGTATCTGACTCATCCCAGTTATGCTCCAAGAAAACTAACAAGAACAGATCATAACAATTGGACGTTGACTGAAATAACTTTTATTGATGGCCCCTATCTTGATCAAAACATTACAGCTACCACGTTATCGTGTAATGCTACTTCTGGTTCAAGTAGGACATTAACGGCAAGTACCGCTATTTTTAATGCCAACCATGTAGGTGCGATTTTTTCGTTCTTAGGTGGCTATGTAACATGTACAGCTTTTGTCGATACGACAAATTTAACAGTTACAGTAAATGAAACTTTAAGCGGAACTGGAACAACCACAGAATGGTCAGAAGGCGGTTGGTCAACGCACAGAGGATTTCCTTCATGTGTTACGTTCTTTGAAGAACGACTTATGTTTGCCGGTTCAACGCATCAACCTCAGACATTATGGGGTAGTGTATCTGGAGACTTTGAAAACTTTAAAGCAGGTACAGGTGCTAGTGATGCTTTTATATTCACCATAGCATCAAATAAGGTAAACGTAATAAGATGGTTAGCACCTGCTTCAAGACTATGTATTGGTACAGCAGGTGGAGAGTTTACAGTTACATCAACAAGTGATGCACCTTTGTCTCCAACTAACGTATCTATTAAAAGGCAAACGACATTTGGCTCAACTACTATTATGCCGATACAGGTACGAAATGTTGTGTTATTTGTTCAACGAGCCGGTAGAAAGTTACGAGAGTTTTTCTTCAGATTTGAACAAGATGCTTTTGTTGCACCAGATATTACGATCCTATCTGAACACGTTACTGACCCAAGCATTATTGCATTAGATTATAAACAAGAGAATGATTCACAATTATGGGCAGTAAGAAGTGATGGCCAATTACTGGCTATGACTTATGAGCGAGATCAGGATGTAGTAGCCTGGAGTCGTCATATTGTTGGCGGTAACTTTGGTGAATGTACAATTACAGTAACAGACTTTGCGAATATTGCTGTTGGCACTACTTTAATTCTAACAAAAGCTGACGGCACAACTGTAACTTTTACAAGTGAATCAGTTGGAAGTTCAAGTCCAACAAGTTCTACTGGGTTCAGACCGAACACAAATAACAACACAACAGCAGATAATATATTTACAACTATTAATGCTCATGCAGATTTTACTGTTGCTAACCCTGCTGCTAATGTTGTTACAGTTTATGAGACATTAAAAAGTGGTAATGGCAAATTAACAATAGAAAGTTCCGACACCACAAGACTAGCGACAACAGATGAAGGTATTGCAGTTGTAGAATCAGTAGCCAGTATTCCAATCTCTGACAGAGATCAAACTTGGGTAATAGTTAAAAGAACTATTAACGGCACAACGAAACGATATGTAGAATACCTAGACGAAAAACAATGGGCAACAGCCACTAATGTTCAATGGCCTGAAATGAATACAGACTCAGGATTGACTTATAGTGGTACAGCAATATCTGCAATATCTAACCTAGAACATCTTGAAGGGCAGACAGTTAAGATTATTGCTGACGGAGCATTACACCCCAATAAAAGAGTAAGCGGTGGTGCTATAACATTAGATAGAGCAGCCACAGAAATAGAAATAGGTCTTGCTTACACTTCAACACTCCAAACATTAAGACCAGATTCACAACAGCAACAAGCTACATTACAGGGTAAAGCGAAAAGATGGAATGAAGTCATTGCCAGATTCCATCAAACATTAGGTGGAAAGATTAACGATGACATAATTTATTATCGTACCTCCGCAGATAAAATGGGGAAAGCACCTTCACTATTTACAGGCGATAAACGTGTATGTAATTTAGGGTACGACAAGGACGGACATATTACTGTTGAGCAAACTGAACCATTACCAATCCAAGTATTATCAATTACAGGAACGCTAGGTGCATACGACTAAGGTAGTTAGACCATTCAAAATAGATGACGTAAAAAACTTACGTCCACACGATCAAAAATTATTAAAAATAGCAGGTTTTGCAGATGATAATTCACCTGGTTATTCTGGTTTTGTAGATGACGAATATGCTTTCTCAGCAGGGATAGTAGAAAGTCTTGGTGTTGGTACTGTTTGGGTATTGACAACACCATTAGTAGAAAAATACCCATTATGGTTTAGCAAAGCAGTTCGTAACATGTTAAATGCCGGAACAAATTTATACAAGCTTCAAAGAGTACAAGCCACAGTTCTCAAAGAAAATAAAAAAGCAATTAAATGGATTGAATTTTTAGGCTTTGAAAGAGAAGGTTTAATGAGAAAATATGTTGGTGGCGATCATTATTTATATGCGAGGATTTCGTAAATGGCAACACCAATAGCAAAAGCAGTATTAACAGCAGGTGCAGCTATTTTATCTGCTGTTAGTTCTTTTAGACAAGCGGATGCTACTGAAGAGTTAGCAGCCTTAGAAGCACAACGAGAAGCAGCAGCAGCAGATGCTGAAGCAGCACAACGAGCAAGAGATGCAGAAGATTTACAAAAACGACAGATAGCTGCTTTTTCAGCTAGTGGTGTTAGAAGTGGTGCAGGTACACCTTTATTAATTCAAGCAGATACTATTAAACAATCACAAGAAGATATATTTAACATTAAACAAAACTCTTTATTTAACCAAGCAAGTTTGAGAGGTAGGGGATCGATTGGTGCAGCTAAATTAAGATCACAGGGTACAAGCACATTACTTACTGCCGGTTCAAAAATAGCAGGTATGGATTTCCCTAGTGGGGATAGTTTAGGTAGTGTTCCTACAACAAGTAGTTCTAGTGGTTTTGGAATGGATGTGAGATATCGAGGTTCTAATATAGCAAGAGGAAATATACCTAGATGAAAATACCTTATCAATCTAATCAAAGACAGGTTATGCCCACAGGGGGTAGTGCAGAGAATATTGCTCTTACTGCAAGTGGTGGTCAAAATACATTTTTAGATACAGTAGTAAAAATTAGTGGGGATGCTTTTCAACAAAAATATGATTTAGAACAAAAGAAACAAGCAATAGATTTAATTAGCGACCTTTCTACTTTCGATGCTGAAACAGAAACTACTTTACAAAGTATTCAAGAGCCTGGTGAATATGTTGCTATGAGACAACGAGCAAAAGCAGATAAACTCAAAACTGTTGGTCAAACTTATGATAAAAAATTCTTAGATGAATATTATGGTAATTTTGCAGATTGGGAAAATAAGTATGATGATACTACCAGAAAAGGTGCGCTTAAATTAAAAAATACAAAAATAGCACTTGATCTTGATACGACATCAAGAAAAATGCTAGAAACTGAACCTGTTGATTTAGAAGATGCAAAACAAAGATTGGCTGTATTAGAAGCCAAAAAAAATGATGGGGTTAGTGAAGGTGCTTTAGATGAGAAAAAAACCAGAGACTATTTAGATAAAATAGAACAAAGCATGTTTTCTTCACTTCTTAACAAAACTGTTAATGAATCCCAAGAAGAAGTTGTACAAGTTCCTTTTGCTAGTCGTGATCAATATATAGAAAATCGTGTAAAAACTTATGGTGAAATTTATGATGAAGCACAAAAACGTATTGGTGTTGGTAAACTTGGTGGCAAAAGTGTTTTAAATCCTGAAAGAACACAAGTTGTACAAAGGTTTGAAGATAGTTTAAGAAAACTTGCAATCGAGCAACAGATTAGTGATGTAGAAGATATAAAAGAATTTGATGTTATCAGAAAGTCTGATGTCTTAAAAGGCATGAGTGCTGATAAAGAACTTGAAATGGAAGGTATAATTAATAAGGCAGAACTAGATTTTGCAAAAGCTATTGATGATACAATTAAGAAAAATGATAAAGCAGTAATAGAATCTTTAGAGAATGACGTTTATGAAAATCAAGAAACTATAACTACTGAGCAAATTATTAAAAAAGCAAAAGAAGCAAAAAAACTGATACAAACTGATGAAGAAAAAAATAATCTTGAAACAGCAACGGCAACTTTAATTACTGCTGTTGAAAAACGTCAAAAACTTTTAGGACAAGTAGATATACAAGTTCCAGTTAATAGAGATAGTGTTACTAAAGACGAAAGACAAATACTAGATACGCGTTTTATAAAAAAATTAGATTCTGGTGTAATCAATAATACTCCAGAGGATGTTGTTGCTCATTCACAAGATATTGGCATTATTCCTAATAGCATAATAGACCAAACTGAAACATCCATTTTGAATTTTAATAACAATCCTACTGATGAAGATGCAAAAAAAGAATTAGAGTTTTCTTTAGAATTGTTTAGAGAATTAGAAAATCTATCAGATGATACGTTACTTGCAGATATTAATGAAAGAACAAAAAATATGCTTCGTGAGATTAACAGGCAGTTGGATATAAACCCAAGTGCAGATATAGGAACTATTATTAATGATATTGAAAAATCATCAAGCCGTACAAAAGAAGAAAATGAAGCCATAAAAACAGAATTTGAATTACAGAATAAAGAATCAACAGTTCCTGGTGGTGGTTCAAAAGACAAAAAAGTAGAAGAAAATAATGTATCATATTTAACTCATAAATATAAAGATGAGTTTCAAGAAAATCTTATAGAAAGTGGTGTAGATTTCTTTAAAGGTATATTTGATCCATTAGACGTATTGGTTGATCATGCAAGAAAAAATATACAAGAAGGTGGAACTGTTTTTACTGCTGAAGGAGAAGAACAATCTATCCGTTCAGGGTCAGTATTAGCATCAGAATTTCCGGATATAAAAACTGACGGAGAAGGTGATCACGTTTTAATTCCTTTTATATGGGATGGAGAAGATTTACAAGACAATCTTCCAGAGGCTACTAAAAGAGCAGCAGAAAGTAATGTAGCATATCCAACATTTGAAACAGAAGCAGAAGCAACAGAAGCATCAAAATCATTAAGTGATAGATTATCAGAAGTTAAACCTCTCACAAGTGGGCAAGAGATAATCATCCCTGCTGAAATAAATGGACAATTTAATTATTTAGTAGAGCAAGAGTTCTTTAAACAAACAGGCAAAAGAGATATTGAACAAGCTAGAGAATCAGCTTATAACAAATTACGTCCACAATTAAAGAAATTACACTTAAATAAAGAAACACAGGCAATAGATACTCCGACACAACCATCATCTAATACAGTTATTAGAGATAAAAAGGAAGAATACAATAAAGAAATAACCACAATGACAAAAGAACAGAAAGTGGTTGAAGAACAATCTAATAAAAAAGAAGTACAAAATGCTGAAGATGAATATATTGGGATTATTAATAAACTGAATGGTGGCGAAGATGCAACTCTTGAAGAATGGAATAAAATTTGGTCAGGGTTATTAAATTCTTACGCAAAGCGTGAAGTAATACAAAATCACAATCATGGTTTTTCAGCTAATATTGCATGGGGAAGTTGGGATAAGTTTAATAAAAATCTTGGACAAGGTGGTCTAGGTAGTTATGTAAGATGGTGGGCTGATAGAGCAGAAGAAAGACAAGATGATAAAATGTTTAAAGATGAAATTAATAGATATGATGAGCAATTAAGAACAATAAGCCTATCCCCTGCTACAGAAAAATCTGAAAGAACAAGACAAGCAATAATCAATCTTAGACGTAATGTAGTAGAAAGATATGAACAAGTCTATATGGATAGATATAAAGATGCCAGAGAAGCCGGTGATCCTGAAGATATAGATTGGGGTGAGGTTTGGGAAATTGCAAAATCTGATCCAGGTGGAATGACAGCACATCTTCTTAACGCATTAACGGCTGATCCTGAATATTTCTTAGTACCTCTTGGTTGGATTAGGGGTGCTGCAATGGGTGTTAAGACTGCTAGAATGATGGGAGCAGAAACTAGATTAATAACCGCACCTTCTGCTGTTATTGGTGGTACGGCTACTGCTGCAACAGCAGGTTTTTTAACTGAAGTTCCTATTTCCATGTCAAGACAATTAGGAACAGGAAAAGTTACAAAAAAACAAACAGTAGAAGATGCAAAAATTGTAGCAGCAATATCACCTATTATTGGTGGAGGTGCTTTTGTAATAATGAGAGGCATACCTGCATTAAAAAATTCTATAAGGGAATCAATAAAAACAACCCATAACCAAAAAATAGCAGACCATGTAGCAAAAATGAGAAAGAAATATCCAAGAACTGATTTATCTGACGAAGAATTAATTTTAGCTGCAAGAATAGAACAAGAATTATTAGAAAATCTTAAACCTCAGTCAATATCAGATGCAACAAGTTCTGCATTAAAAGCATTAGGTGCTACGGATGAAGAAATAAAAGCAGCAAAAGAACTTATTGATAAAAATAAAAAAATTAATGATGATTTAGCAAAAGCCAAAGATACACTTTTTTCTAAAGAAAGATATAAACCTGTTAAAACTGGAGATGAAATAGAGGTAGAAGGATTCAAATCAGGAGAAAGAGAAGCCTTTTTACAAAAAGAAAGAGTAGAAAATATCAAACTAGAAGATGATGGTGTTTTTTCTGATCTTGAAATTAAAGGAGATATAGATTTAGATTTACCAACAGTAAAAATAGGAGATTGGAAAGCTGTTAAAGTAAATGAAAATGGTTCTATTACTTACAAACAACGCACTCATACTGATTTTGATCCTGATGCAAGTTCACTTAAACCATTTGGTCAAGGTCAAATAACTCATACTAAAGAAGTCGTGGAAAAAGGAATATATGGAGAAATAACTATTACTGCTGATGATGCAGCAAAACATTATATTAATGAAACTGTATTAAAAAATGCAGATGACATCAAATATGAAGGCGAAATAAAATTTCATAATAATGAAGTTAAATTACCTTCAAAACAAAGAGGAGAAATTGACCCTACAATACTTCCTACTCTTGGTGGTTTAAGCATACTTGGAGTTACATTTGGAGCAAGTTTAAAAGATAGCGATATATCAACAGCAGCAGAAAGGACTGCATTAACTGGTCTTTCATTAGCAGCACTTTGGAAATCGCCACAAATTTTTAAAAGAATTGGCAAACTTTCTGTTGATGATTTGAAAAAACCTATATTTACAGGAGATAGTATATTCCAACATAGACGAGGCGAGATTAATGTTGGTTTAAGACATATCAATGCTTTGTCAACAAGAATTAAAGAAACAATACCAGATATAAAAATTAGAGAAAAGATAACACACTATCTCGAAGGTGATACTTCAATAAAACTTAATAAAAATGAATTAGAAATAGCAAATTCTGTAAGAACATTTTTTGATGATACACATAAATTAGCAAAAGAACAGGGTGTTATCAGAGAGTTCGTTGAACATTATGTACCTCACATGTGGAAACGATTAACTAAAGATGGTGTTGAAGTAAAAACTACTGGTGCTAGTAAGAGTTTGACTAAGACTATGCACAGCAAAGAAAGGACTATTGCTACTTTAAAAGAAGGGATGGAACAAGGTCTTGTACCAAAATCATTAGACATAGCAGAGATAGTAAGAGCGTATGGTTTTGCTGTTACTCATGCTACTCGCAATAAACAATTATTAAGAACTTTATTAAAGACTGAACTGCCTGATGGTAGAAAAGCATTAATCAGAATAGAAAAAGGTAAGAATGTGCCAAAAGGGTATCAAAGTTCTTTTGATGAATCAGCAAGAATGAAAAATAAAGAATTACAAGGATATGCTGTTGTTGATGAATTAAAAACACCTTTAGTTAATGTATTTGATAATTATGATCCAAATAAATTTCATAGAACATTGTTAGCAATAAATTTTATGGCTAAAAGAATGTTAGTGTCTAACTCACTATTTCACGCTAACGCACTTGTAGAGTCTGGTTTGTTTTCAGGAAAGTACAATGTTGTTGATAGTATAAAAAAAGCAAGAATGCTTACACATGGACAAGTTGGGGATGAGGTTGATGATGCTTTAAGACATGGCTTACAATTAGGTGTAATTGATGATGTTGGATCAGATGTTTTTTATCAATCATGGGAAACAATATCAACCATGACCGATAGAATAAGTACAAAATTAGGATTTGTTCCAAAAGGTTTTGTAGGTTTATCAAAAGCAATAGATAAATTTATGTGGGATCAAATAGCATCAGGCTCTAAATTATCAACATACATGACTTTAACTGCTAAATCATTAGACCCTAAAAATATTAAAACTCGCAATATTCCTGTTGATGTTTTAAAAAGACAAACTGCACAATCTGTTAATGATATGTATGGTGGTCAGGATTGGGCAGGTATAGCAGAGGCATTTGAAACTAAATTATCAAGAGAAATAGCATTTGGTCTTACCGGCAGAGAAGGAAGATCATTAGCACAATTAATATTATTCGCACCAGATTGGACACTTTCAAATATCAGAGTTGCATTAAAAGCAATACCTGGTGCAAATAAAAATACTCCGATAAGCAGAATACATCAAGCGTATATGATAAGAGCCATGATCTATCATTTTGTTGTATGGAATGGAGTTAATTATTATAAAACAGGAAGATATATTTGGGAAAATGATGATCCTACGTCTGCTGATATGGGTAATGGGTATAAGGTTATTACATCAAAACAGTTAGGCGAAGTGTATCATTGGTTTAATGATCCAATGAAAACAGGTTTAAATAAACTAGGCATTATACCTAAAGAATTTATGACTCAAGTTTTGGGTGCAGAATATCTGACTCCTTATAACTGGACTCCTCAAATGTTTCCTGAAGATGCAAGTCCAAGTATTGAATATTTGCATAGAGCAAGACATATTGGAGAAAACTTTATACCAATTTGGGCGCAACATGCTTATCAAGGCGATGAATCTATTGGAATAAGATTAGCAAAAGCAGGGTCAGGATTTTTTGGACATCCAATGTACGGCATAAAATAAAGAGGCTAAGTAAATGACAATTTCAACCACAAATTCGAGGAATGACTATACCGCAAGTAGTTCTCAGACTACCTTTGCTTATACATTCCCAGTAACAGCAGAAACGGACATTCTCGTTTATCAGGATGGTACGCTTAAAAGTTTGACCACGCATTATACTGTAAGTGCGACACCAACAGGTAACGTGGTGTTTGGTAGTGGTCTTGATAGCGGTACTAAAGTTGCCTTAGTTCGGTCAGTTCCGCTCACGCAAAGTAGCGATTATGTGGAAAATGATCCTTTTAGTGCTGAGACACATGAAGATGCTTTAGACAGACTTACAATAATTGCACAACAAATTGATGAAGAAGTTGGCCGATCATTAAAACTTGCAGCCTCCTCTACAACTTCTAACCTGACTATACCTGAACCATCTGCCGACAAATACTTAGCATGGAACTCTGCTGCTGATGCTTTAGAGAATAAAGATATTGCTGCATTAGGCACTGTTACAGTTCCAATTTCTATAGCCAATGGTGGAACTGGAGCTACTTCTGCAATAGCAGCTAGAACTGCATTAGGTGTAAACAAAGGATCAGATATTGCTTCAGCAAATACTTTAACTGTAGGAACTGATGGTAACTATTTCGACATAACTGGAACAACACAAATCAACACTTTAACAGTTGCAGCAAATAGAGAATTTACTTTTCAATTTGATGGTGCGTTGGTGTTGCAACATCATGCAAGTAATTTAGACTTGCCTTCAGAGGCGAATATCACAACAGCAGCAGGAGATGTAGCATCATTTTTCAGTACAGGTGCTAATACAGTGCAATGTGTAAATTACACCAAGGCGAATGGTACATCTGTTGCAGCAGCAAGTAGCGATCTTGTTGACGATACTTCTCCTCAATTAGGCGGAGCATTAGACTGTCAGGGGAATGATATTACGGCAGCAGGAACTATAAAAATGACAGAACAAGCTAATGCGGAGGCCGATACCGCAGGAGCAGGACAAATTTGGGTAGATACAGCAACACCAAATAGACTGATGTTTACGGACGATGCAGGTACTGATTTTGGAGTAAGTCCAAATTTTATATCATCAGAACAAACAGTAGCAGCAGATACAGGACTTAATGTGTCTCATGGATTAGGAGCAAAACCTCATAAATTTACAGTGTCAGCAATATGTAAAACAGGTGATGCCAATTACTCGGTGAATGATGAAATACAAGTGTGGGCTGCAATGCACGATTCTGGAGATGCAGGTATTATGGCTTGTTGTGATGCTACTAATGTTACTGTGATAACAGGCAATGTAATTAAATTAGTTAATAAAACAGGATTTGACGCAAGTGACATGGATGTGAATGATTGGAGATGGATTGTGAGGGCATGGTTATGACAAAATTTTGGGTAGATGATGAAGGTAAATTATTTCTAGCAACAGACGATTCTCAAGATTTATCTGGAGAATATACAGATACTGGTATCGCTCCTGTAAGTGGAAAACAAGTATGGGATGGAAGTAAGTGGACTGACCCTAATAAAGTTTTAATAGATCAAAAAAGACGTAGTGAATATCCAAGTATAGTAGACCAATTAGATGATATTTATCACAATGGTGTTGATGAGTGGAAAAAAACAATTAAAGCTATAAAAGATAAGTATCCAAAATGACCCAAGTCCCCTGGTATATTAATTTATGTCTGT